TGTCAGAGTCTGTGTAAACCGTCCTTAGCGTCGCAACGTCGTCCAGGCTAAAGCGCCCGCTAGTTGAGAGCTCCCATGTGTCGTCGAACCCACGGCGCCCATGGTGCGCGATGTATTGCGAAATCTCGCCGGAGCGTGCCTCGTGTCGACGTGTTTCCGCCATATACGGCTTGTCGTCGGTTCCGTAGATCCGCCCAATCGAGAAGATCCTACCTCGGCCGATGAACAGCTCCGAAAGTTTTGGATAGATCGTGTAGTCGGAGGCTGAAACCGTTGCGAAGCTCACCCGGATGTATTCAACCGAATCATACCGATCGGACAGGAAGATTTCGGAACACCGGGTGGCTCCTGTCTGACTACTGAAAGTCGAGATCGTGGATGTGTTCGTACTATGGGTGTCATCGTCCGCGATCTGCACGTTGATGTTGCTGTTGTCGAAGGTGCCACTCCAGAGCATCACGATAGAGTCTATGGTCGATGCCGGGATCTGAATGTTGTAGTATACCGTGTTTGCTCCGCCACCTACGCTCGCGCTTGTCTGAACCGTTCCGCGTCCATCGTAGGCGTTCGACGTTGGAGAGCCGCCCGCCGTTACGTCCGTCCCTGTCTGCTGGCCGTTGGTTGTCCACCGTGCATCGACCGCGTCGACACATAGGTTCTTGGGAACGATTACCTGTCGATCATCGTTGAACGCGCTCGTCTCGCCCGCAGCATATGTGCCCGTCGTCCAAGCCACTATCGTGACCCTCGCTCTCGGAAACTTTCGACCTTTACGCCGTCATCTAGTAACCGGCTTAATGATGGCACAACGGAATCGATCATGGTCTGTCGGAGCTGAGTATTCCTTGCTGGGATCATCTGGTTGATCTGAGGAGCAATAACAACGGTTCCGGCTCCCATCTGGCGCCCAAGCTTCGGCACCATGCCACCCTGAGCGAAGCCGACACGACCTGGAGCGCTAGAGGGTCGGCGTGGACCGCGCCCGCTTCGGATATCGTCGACCGTCTCTCTCGGCAGTACAAACTCACCGGGCGTTAGCATAGCGGGAACAGAGTCCTCCCCCGGCTTTCCTCCGGTCACGAGGCCACCCTTGTTGAATCCCTGAACCAACGTAGCAAACAACCCCAGCACCGCAGCTATTACAGCAGGGATAACAAACGGAGCGGCTGGACCTGCAACCTTGCCGGCGTCTTTGCCAGCCTGCGCAGCAGCCTCGTTTCCTGTTGCAATGATGTTGGACGTTGCTGTCGTCTTCTTTACGACGTTCTCCGTAAACAACGCCTGGACGATCTTCGCGCTGCTGTTGAGCACAGTGGTCGCAAGCATCCTGAACGCCTCTGTTCCAGTAAGAGATCCCCTCAAGGCAGCCGCACCCATTTGACCGAAAGCGTCCACAGCCCCGAAAGCAGCATCCATATAACTATCGGTGACTTCTTCGTTAGCACGCTTTATTTCAGCCATGGCACGCTTGTGATCTCTGAGAAGGGATCGGCGCTTCTTGTCCTCTTCCCTTTCAGCTTTTTTCTTTAGTCGATCTTCCTTATTTTCGGACGCAGTAGCTGCCCGCCTAAATTCAGAAACTACTCCCGCAGCATCCTTGATCTTCTGTGCTTGACCCTTGAACGATTCGTCGATCGCCTGAATCTCGTCCTTGAGAAGCTTGATTCGGTCCCTTTGCCCTTTTTTGGCCGCATCAAACATTTCTTCTTCGAGCTCTCGTCTTACCTCCCCTAGATCGGAGTACAGTCGTTTAGCTCCCTCGATCTCATCCGCAAGCGCGGTTTCTACTTCTGCTAGTCCGCTCCGGATCTCATCGGCCGACAGATTCTCTAAAAGGGTTTCGCTGAGGTCTCCTGCGAGGTCCGCAATACCGTCCTTGATGTCTTCGAAGAAACGCTCGAACACTCGACCGAGAGTGTTAACGCCGGACTCAGCACCGGAGAAAAGCGTGTTCTTGACATCGTCATCTTCGCCTTTTGCGAGCTTTCTTGTTTTCGGGGCTACGATGTCTTTCTTCTGAAGAGCCTTGGCTCTCGCCTCGTCTAGGGCGGCTTTTGTTATGTCCGACGATAGCGCAGCCCGCAGTCGACGTTGCTCCTTCAGTGCATTGGCGATCAGCTCCTCTTTAGCGACTTGCTTTGCCACAAGCTCGGACGTCTTGATTGAACTATCGAACTCTCTCTCCTGAAGGGATGCTAGGTCTGCTCGGAACCTCTTAAGGTCTCCCTCAATAGCGAGATCGGCGCGAGCAAAGTTCAGGGCCTCCTGTCTAAGCTCTTTCTCTCTCTCTAAGCTCGCTTCTGTGGTCTCTCTATTCTTCTTGAGCAGCTGAGACATCTGGACCAAAAGATTGCCGCCTCCGCCACCTATTGTCGCAAATTGACCTACCGTGTGAGCTAGGATGTTCTGGTTGGAAGCGAGTGAGTTGAATAGCCTATCGAATGGATTCTCTTGCTCGTTGGCATCCCTAGTGTTCGCTACCCACCGACTCATCTGCCGGTTGATTTGAATAAGTGCGGTATTCAGGACCTGTGAATCAGTAGCTGCCTCACCTAACGCAATGCTGGACGCCTCCCGGAGGTTTTCGAAGCGCTCAATCTGGAACCCCATGGTCCGATTGATCTTGATAAAGGCTTCATCGGTGGAACCGGTAGCGTCGGCAGTCGCCTCCATTGCACCGGTAAAGTCCTCCATGTTTCCACGGAGCAGAGCAAACACACCTCGAAGCGCTCGGACGTTACCAAACAGCCGACCGAGAGAAGCCTCCGTCAGTTTACTGTTGCCGGCTATCTCCTTAAGAAAACCCGACAACCCCTTCGCTCGGACGGCGGTCAAGGAGAAGTCGACGCCTAACCTGTGTGCTTCCCGAACAGCTTTCGGGGACTGTTTGATAACGGATGTGAGGATCTGATTGATCGCGATCGCTGCCTTGTCAGTCTGAACACCGGCTTTGGTCACTGCCGCAATAGCAGCCGCAAGCTCTGACAGGTTAACGCCGGCCTGAGCCGCTGTCGGGGCGACCTTTCCAATATTGTTCGCTAGCTCCGGAACGGTTGTTTTACCGATCCGGACCGCTTCAAAGAAAATATCCGAAACAGTGGCAGCGTCCCTCATGTCCGCGCTGTACGCGTTCAGGACGGACGTCAGCCCATCCACAGCCGTCTCTGTGCTCGTCAATCCCGCTACCGCAAGCTTGTTCGCAGTACCTACAACTGCAGTGGCTTCCGCGGCCGAAGTGGCACCCGCTGAAATCGCCTGGTAGAACGATGAGGCTTGATCTGTTGCTGACTTACCAAACGCTGTGGAAAACTCCATCGCAGCCGTCTTTAGCTGCTTCATGTCGACAACGGCCGTATCAACCAGAGTAGACACTTCAGCCATGCCTAGTTCAAAGGCAGCCGCTGCCTTCGTCATCTCCCCAAAGGCAACAACAACCGATTGTGCAGCGTCCTTGATTGCACTAAAGGATGCAGCAACCCCGCGCGCCACGGTCCGCATCTTCGGGGACATCTTGTCTTTGAGATTGAGCTCAATCCCAGTGGCTACGAATCGCCCCCTTGAATCTCTTGACCTAGCCACTGCCTACTGCATCCTCGCCAGCGGTAATCGCTTGAATGACGATGTAGGGCTGATCTGCCCACTGCCCTGAGAAAGGAAGAACTTTGAAGCGACGCCATCCGGCCCACCACGCAAAACCGATCTGGGCGATCGGATCCAAGGCATTCGGACAACGTTCGATACGACCGATCCCCTTAACAAATAACTTGGTGTTAGTGAGTCCATCGCAGTTGCGTTGCTTCCTCTTCTTGCGGTCCGTTAGATGGCTCGGATCGCCATTCTTTCCACACTTGCCACAGCCCCACTTTCGGATCTCGGATGCCTCGTCGCCTGCCGTAGCTATTCTTGCGGCGAGGCCGATTTGTCCAACACACCGCCCTTCAATACAGATTGTTGCGAAACAGCCTTGAATAGCTCCGAGACTAGGACGCCATAAGTCGAAGCATCTAGAAGCTTTTGACAGACGTCGACTAGTTCTTTCCCAGTCTTTGGCTTCACAACTTCCCCGGAGTTCGTTCGGAGCGAGAATCCGCGGACCTCCTTGATCCGAGAAGCAAGCACCCTCTTAGTGGACTCCACCGCATCACCTTGCCCACTGTCAGCCATAGCAAGACTCGTGGCCTCAGCTGCATTCATTGGCTCGATCGTGACCGAAAAAGCCCCGTCGCCCGCCAAGTGAGCAGCCCGGTTACCGTAAAACTCCGGGAAATATTCAACAGCCGAAGCATATGTGAAGACTTCGAAACCCAAAAAACACCTCTAGTCCCAGCTTAGGACGATCTCGTCGTTTTGAGGAACGCCAGAAGACAGCGTCGTTAGAGCAGTGAACGGCAACTCAAATGTAGCCTGATCGGCCTCCGGGACAGTCAACTTTGCCCAATCAAAGACACACTTCGCCAACGTAATTACAAGCCGACCGTCTGTTGTGTTGCCCAGAGTCAGTACTACAGCGAGAGCCTGAACGGTCGTGTCGGTCGCTGGGTTCGCTTGCGACCGAGACAACAGGACAAGATCCGACGTTCGGCCGGCGAAAGTCAGCTTCCCGGTAACCTCCCGATGGCCTGGAGAGGCATCGGTAAATGTCTGAGAGCCGGCCGGCCGGAATTCTTTCCAGTTACGCTTGATTGAAATCTCGCCGCTAAGCGGCACAAACGTGGTTCCGCCGATGGTTAAGGCATTATCGTACGATGCGATCGGCTGACCGGCCATCGCCGCAACCGTCGACGAGCTATCGGTCCAAGGCGTGTATGGCGTAACGGCGTCACTTGTGATCGTGGTGATCGACGCCGCCAGGGTGATCGTGTCGGAGCCAACAGCCCTAGAAGCGACACGTGCATCGTCGTTGCTGCCGAGAGACAGGATAGTCCCGGCGTCAAATTGATACGCCTCGCTGCTCTGCAGTGTCTGTGTTGCGTTGGTTGCGCCGCTACTTACAGTCGCGCCGCCGGAAACCGCGCGCATGTATTCGGATGCCACGCCAGAAAACGACAGCTTAGGCTCTTCTGAACCGAAACTAACCTTCATCTCTTCGACGAGCATTCCGGACATCTTTTCTTGAGCTTCGCTTAGAGCGTCCGTGACGGTCATGCTTACCGAAGGGCAGACGGTGTTGCTTAGCGTATAATCGTAATTACCGCCGGCCGATCCGCTTGCTCCCATCACCGCGTGCATGAACGGGTGCCCAAGCGGCGCCGTAGTGCTGCCCGGGGGTAGCGCATACATTTCCATAGTCCATGACGTCGACCGACTTCGGACCATCTTTTCAATCTCTGACTGAGTGTTCCGCACATCCCTGCGATTTACACGCTCTTCGGTGCTGTCGATCGTATACTTAATGAACTTGAATGAATCAGTGTTCGCATGCGCTTCGGTTTCGTCAGCAAACGTTGACTCTGTGATCGCTGTTGGTAGGGCACCACGGCCCAGAATGAAGTCACTTACTACCGTCATGGCCTAGACCCTCAAAATCCTTCTTTGGCGTCTCTTTCTTTTTGCGGGCTGGTTTCGGCGCCGATTCTGTTGCCCAACCCCATCCGATGAGTTGCCGTCCTAGCGGCTCATCACATTCAAATCCCTCGCCGGCCTCGAAGAGTTTGCCATCAATACCAGTGAACCCGGCGATCTGTTTTTCGGTTCTGTAGAGCTTCATTCGCTGGCCCTTTTTGTCGCGTCCGCGAGCTCGCGGTTTGCGATTTCATCAATTTCCGCGATCGCGGCGTCGATCGCTCTTTCCAGAAACTGCTTCCTCGCGTTCTGGAAACCAACATACGGAAGAGTGCTACGCACAACGAATCCTTGTGACGTCCTTTCGACAAAGAAGGACCTTGCCAAATCACCGCTGCGGCTCGGTGCAAATTGCTTGATCTTCCTCAGTATGAGATCTGCTGTTGCTTGCGACATCCTTTTTGTGGCTACTTCAATCTCCGCCGGAAGCTCACTGAGGAACCGGGTCACCGCTTCGTCATTGATTTTTATATCAATCATGATGCGCTCGTCGTCCTTTCGTATCGAACAATCAGCGGCACATTCATGGCGTTTGGGATGCCTTCGTCTACATCAAAGGCGACCGTCGAAACCGTCACGGAGATAACGGAACCGTTCAGTGTGACGTCTGTGCTTAACGCCTCGAGGATATCGTCTAGCAGCTCAACTTGATTCGTCAGCCTGACAAGCGGCGTCGAAGTCGAAGAGCTTTTCTCAAACAAGCAGCGGAGATTGATCGACGCCTCGCCGTACATGATATGAGACGGGTTGTAGATGAAATCGACCGATTCAAGGTGAATGCCGATCGATGGCATCGCGGCATCTGCCTGCAACGTCCAATCGCCGGATATATGCTGCACGCTACCAACCGTTGTTGTGTAATTGCCCGTGCCGTCGATCAGTGTCAGGACCGTATCGAGTTGCTGAATCGCAGTAAGGAGGCACGGGTTAGCCATCAGTAGTTGACCTTGTCGACTTCGAACTTCGGAGCGAAGTCGCTGTCAGAAACCGTCAGGCTGTCGTCGTTGTCTAGTATGTGGGACCGAACCGACTGAATCGCGTCAGCAACATCCCCTGTTGCCGCGAGCTCTGACCCGAACTGAATCGGGTTAGACCGAACGTCCTCGAGAAATCCGTCGAACTTCGCGATCAACGCCTCACCGGCTTCACGGTCCGCTTCACCGCCCGCACCGCTCGACCATGCCAACAGGACCCGGCCCTCGACATAATCCGTCACGTGGTGCGTCAGGACGTTTACTGTGTCCGTGTCGCTGTATGTCGTGCCGATACCCGCCGCACGCAGAATCACCCGAATCCTAGCCTCCGCCTCATCGATCCAGGCCTCGACCTGGGTCTGAGTCGGGTTGCTAGACCCGTCGATCGTCTCGTAGGTGAGACGAGCCGAGACGTCGGAGGCAGCGGCCCACGTAGGCACTCAGACCTCCCAAGTCGACACCCAATAACCGGGCGTCCAGACGATTTCGACAACGTACGACAAGGCTCCTCCTGTGTTGCGGAACGGGTGCGACGGAATCAAGGTCCGCCGCACCCACCCCAAGAAACTACAGACCCAGACGGCTCCGGTACTCAGACAAGCTAATTTCCTCGCCCCGGTTATTCAGGTCTCGAACGTTCATCTTGAGCGCTCGGACCATGGCGTCCGGGTCGAGCTTCACCCTTGGGCGAGCCGAGTTGATTCGCTGCCGATGCACCGAAAGCAATTCCTTGCGGTTCAGCTTTCTAGCCTGTCGGACCCTCGGGGCTGAGAGCAGCTCCTTGGTTGCGTCAACGAGACTCATCATCGGGCTGTCCTCTTTCTTTTTACCGTAAGCCATAAAACCTCTAGCTATTCACAAACTTGCAAGCGTACTGCCAGAAGCTATAGCCCCCGACGTATCGCGCGCGCACTTTGTACTTGTACTGTTCTTTGGTGAAACCGCCATCAGAGTCGCGCTCAAGAGCGGTGAACTCCAACGGTGATCGATCCTGGAAGATAAGCGGCTTGACGCCACCACCAGTGTAGAGCAGATACCAATCGTTGGTATCAGTGCTGCTCAGTCGCGGATCCAGGATGATGTCGAACGACATACCCTGAAAACGAACGTTCGTAGTGTTGCTGATCTCCTGAGAGCCCAGCGCCTCCCGAAGCGTCCCCATAACGTTCGGCGGAGCAACAACCGCGAAGGAAGAGGGATTCTCAACCACCGGCTCACCGTTCTCACCAAGGAACGTCATGATGGTCGAGACACCCGTGGTCAGATCTGTCTGGAAGTTCGCGGTTGTGGTCCCGCTGCCACCAAGCAGATTGTCCTGAGTACCACCCTCATCAGCCCGCGCCGGATGCGAGTCGTTGAAGAACGAAACCGCGTCATAACCGTTATCAGAGGTGCCGTTCGTCAAAAGAGACGAAACGATCGAGTTCCGGTGGCCCATGGCAACCGCTGCCATCTGACCGATTCGGAGACGAATCCCGTTCAGCTGATCGTCCTCAATGGTCGACCGACTCACCGCAAGACCGGCGGTGTACGTGTTGTTCGTCAGGGTGTAGCTCGTGTCGCTAAGCGGCGTGAACTGCACCTCGTCAACAAACTGAGCAAGAACCGGAGCCGGGCCGGCCCAGGCATACTTCTCGTTGTTTGCGGACGAATCAACGACGGTTGCGACCTTGTCGACCCAGAGATCGGCTTGTCGACTGTGCACCTCTCTCAGGAAAAGGTTCTTGAGGTCCTTTTCCAGGAGGGTTGGATTATACGTTTGCATTCCTATGCTCCTTCCCCAGTCCTCCTGGACTAGTTGGTGGCCTCAATCACCGGGCCAACAGTGTGTCCGATAGCGACCCAACCGCTGGACGCGCTAACGAGCTCCATCAAAATTCCGACGACCGGCGCGTTGCTGGCCTGGGTTTCGTCGATGGTCTGATCGTCGTCCGCATAGACAACGTGACCGACGTCCTCTTGCTCCAGAGTGTCGCCCGCGAACAAGAACCAGCCCTCCTGGACTTTCACGTTCAGATCGCCGGCGCTACCGCTGGAATTGTCGATGGTCTCCGTGGCCACTCCGACAACGCCGTTATTCGCGGACGCGGCAGCGGCTGGCATCGCATAGCCAGCGCTGTCAATCATGACCATGCCCCCGGCATAGATGATATCGACGCCGCACGGGTGACGCTTGATCGCGCCAAGGTTCTTGCTTTTCGTGATTCGTGCTGCTGATAGCGCTGCCATTAGTTCAGCACCTCCTGTGCTGGCTTAACGGATCCGTCCCTCATAACGAGGTTCCCGTTGATGTCTGAGCCGATGACGTCATCGAGATCGACAGCTGCTTTATCCTCAGCGAGCTGAAGCGATCGGCGAATCTTCACCGTTTTGTCGTCGAACTTAATCGGCGCTGGCTCGGACGAAGTCGAAGAGCTCCCGATCTGCTCTGGCTCAACCTGTCGAGGAAGCCCACCGAGAAAAGACTTGAGACCGTCGAGGTCAGTCGCCTTCGCAAGCGCTTCGACTTGGTCGCGCAGCGCGGGAGTCACTCTCCCGTCAGCCGCGGCAGCCTCGATAGCCTCTTGCTTCTGCCCTTCCTTGATGCCCTCAATGGCGGCATTCGCTGCAGCGAGCTCCGCTTCCTTCTTTGCGATTTCCTCTGCATGCGACGCTTGGACAGTCTCAAGCTTCCTATCCGTCGCCTCGAGGATTTCGGCTTTGAACTTTTCCAAATCCATACCGGCCTCCTGGCCCTCTTCAGGCGCTTCCTGCGCCGGGTTAGTGAGATCGATTTCTTCAATCTCGGTGACTTCATCGATTAGTCGGAGATCAGCAGCATCCTTCGCTGACCAGGTTTCGCCAGTCGCAAGGGTCTCGACGTCGCTCCGTTTAAGGTCTCGGCCTCGGCCGATCGCGCTCTTGAACTCATCCGCGCTGCGGTCTACAGACCTCTGAAACTTCTTCAGCTGCCGATCGCTGATTGGTGTCCCGGGCTCTCCAACGCCTTTGTGCTCACCCGACCGGACAACGTGGACCTTGACGCCGGCGTTCTCGAACGCCTTGCTACTGTCTTCAAGGACCGCATAAACGCCGATGCTTCCGACTTTGGTCCCTTCCTCTGCTGTGAAGTGCTCCGCCTGCGAACCAAGCCAATAGGCGGCGCTTGCGGCCTGCCTCGTTGCGTGACTTCGAACTTGCTTCGACTTACGGAGCGCAAAGACCCGGGATGCTGTGGCCTGCAGACCCGAGACAGAACCGCCAGGGGAGGAAACGTGAAGAACTACCGACTCGACGTCGTCTTTCTTTGCTCTGTCGATTCCGGCGGAGATTTCGTCATAGCCCGTCGCCGCAATGCCAAAATAACGGAACAGAGCAGCGCCGCGACTAACCAAAAGACCGTCAACCGGAATGTGTGCCACGCCGTCTTCAATCTTGTGCGTACCAACAGACTCCTCCTCTGCTTGCTCTGCAGCCCTGAGGTCTGTCACGTCGGCTGCGGTAACCTTGGCGATCACCGCGTTCAGCTGAGAGGCTAGCGACTCATCGATCGCCCAAACGTCCGCAGCGAGCTCCGACAAAACAGATCGGGCGTTGACCCGCTTCGGGAAGAGTTTTCTAAACATCCTGGTTCATCTCCTCGGGACCCTCCTGGATCTCCGGAGCGGCGGGCGTAACGGGCTCGAGCAGCTTGTCTTTCGGGCTGCGCTTCGACATGAGCAGCCATCCGCGGATCTGATTCTCGTCTTGCTCCGTAAGTCGGAATCCAACCGTGTTGAGCTTGGGTAGAAGCTCCGCAATCTTGGTGTAATCGACCGTTGGGACGTTGCGAGTGACTTTGCGCGGAATCGGTGCCTTGTCGCCGTAGTTCAAGCGAACGATTCGCTCGACGGGTGACCAACCGTCGGCGCCGCGATTCAGCCCGCTGTCTATGAAGTCGACGTGGCGATCGGTGACAACGTGTGTCCTGCCTTGCTGTGTTCCAGCGAGCGCATAAGAGCCGTTTCCGCCTTGGCCACCGAGCAACATCCAACGTCCGCCGAAGGCGTGTGTGATTTCGGTATTCGCTTCCTGAATCGCGCCCTCGATATCGGTTCCACCGGCGGCGCTCTTGAAATCGAAACTCTTAACTTTATCGAGAATCAGATAGGCTTTTTGATGGGCTCGCATTTCAAGAAGCGAAGTCTTGATTTTCTCGATTTCGTCCTCTGGGATGTTCGCGAGCTCATCCAGTACGACGGTAGGAACGCCGACATGATGGCGTTCATGGGCAATCATCGCGATGGCAACAAGGTTGATCTTGCGATACCAAGCGCCATATGCGCGCCTCAGGGGCGCGGTCCCGAGGTAGTTTGCGCCTTCCTGCATCCATGTATATCGGAGCAGTCGACGGCCAGGCAGTGTCCTAAAACCAGCCCTTTCACCGTCTGAGCCTTGGATGAACTGCCGAACAGAACGAAGCTTCGAGGGGTCACGTTTGGACTGATGCCACTGATCAATGGTCCCAGCCGGTCTGTGATGGAATCCGGTATAAAGGATCCCTCGCCCTCTGCCTTTGTGATTCGGAAACCGGTCTCTCGGGACCGGTCTGACATCGTCGGTAGTCTCTAAAAGCGAAACACCGTCGCGGAAATAGTGCAGAACGTCCTGCAGGACCCGGGTCCAGTTCAGGCAGTCGAAGAAAGCGAATCGGCAGAACTCAGCAACTTCACGCGCTAGCGGCGAGTCGTCCGAGGGTTCGAAATCGTGATCGGCCGCGTAGATTGCATCCGTAACCCCGTCGACCGCCTGACCAACGTACGGGTCGAGCATCATCTTGCGACCCGTGCCCCACGTACCTGATTCGTCGTCGAGCCATGAGCCGCGGATGCGCGCGTTAGGGTCGTTGTCGTCGATTGTGCCGGCCCAGATCGACGTGCCGGCGCCTCCGATCATTCTCGGTCGTGGAGAGTCCTGTGGACTGGTCTCGACTGTGAGCGGGGCGCCTATACCTAGGGTATGAGGTAACGCGCCATGTTATTCGAGTGAGGTTTGTGAGGTTTGTGAGGTTAAATATAGTCGTCGGGGGTCGGGAGAGATGTCAGAGCCTCCCGCTTAATCCACCAGCGCCCGAACATGTCTCTTCGGACGCTTCCCTCCGGAAGCTTCGAGCATCCGCCGCTAACGCTCTCTCTGGCCCAGTTTTTTACGGTATTGATGTGACAGCGCAACGAACGAGCGAATTCCGGTGCAGTTAGCTCCCCAAGTTCACGTGCTTTGTCTGAATACCGCGCCATTTCAGTACGTAACCTCCCCGAATTTAGGTGCAATCGGCCTAAATTCGCGCTCCATTCGAGAGTCAATATCAGTGGACTTCTTCTCCTCCACTCTAACATGTGGAAGTGGCAGACGTGTGGCACACTGGTATCGAGCCGTGTCGGCGGCATGCTCAAACCATTTATCCTTAAGTTTGTCCCGTTTGTAGCCGCGAAACGCCTCCACAACGCCGCGATCATGGTCTCCGACGAGGTCTCGGTGCACAAACAGCCTCACACTGCCATGAGCGTCCAGGACAGCCCGCTCAGTCGCTCGAATCCCGTTGTCTTCCAGCCAGTAGTCGCCGCTTCGATGTTGGATAATATCGACGCCTGGGAACGCTCGACGAAACCAGCGAACCTGATCCCGCTCTGCCGTCGGGTCGAGGGTTATTTTGCTAACGCCCGGAACTATGTTCCACCGACCATGATCTAGGATGATTTTGGCAATTTCCTCAGCATCCTTGTCGTCCGGCATCATCTGGTCGACGCAAACCTGCCCCATCTCTTTCCGCACGCCTTGGGCTCCCCAGCTGCACTCGACGCCCCAGCCTTGCCAGAACGTCACCGCAGCCCGGTATCCGAGATCGATAGCTAGGTCTGTCGGTCGGCGTCTCAGCGTCTCCCTTGGCACCTGAATCGGGTCGATGTTTCGCTCCTTCGAGAAACCGGCGTAAACCAGCCCGTCTGGCGTCATCCAGCCGTCCGGGTCCCTCTTTCTGCCGCCGGCGCTCGCTGCTTTTAGGGTGTCGACGTACCCGGCCGCCAGATTCCGCGCGTTGTCCTCAGGAAACAGCAGCTTTGTTATGTGCCGGCCGTCTCTCGGGGGGTTACGAAACAGATCGGCGACGTGACCGAGCTGAGCAATGCCTGATGCCTGTGCATTGAGCCGAGCAGCATCCCGCACCCGCACCCGGCCCGCCATATTAGCCCACTGGCCCTCATAGCATTTGTCCTGGATCTCGTCGGCCCAGAACTGGCAAAGGTTCGGTCCGTCGAGTGCGCCGCGCCCAGTGTAGAGGATGATCTTGTGTCCGTTGCGCAGGAGAATATGTGGATCACGAGTATCTCTCGCACGGTTCTTCTTAATCCAGGACTCCGGACAGACGCTGAAGAACGCCGCCAGCGGCCCGTTAATTAGACCGGTTGCCGTGGGAGCGCTGACACCGCTGGTCTGATGAGGATTCTCCGAGCAGACCTTCACGAAGCGGTGAGCGGCTGCAAACGTTTTTCCGCCTCCGTACTCACCCAGAAACGCGGCAACCTCGACCTGAGCCAACCCATCTTTTGTACGCGGAGCACGAAAGGTGATTGCCTCCAGTTGAGCCTTCGAAAATCGGACAGGCTTGGCCTCGTCCTTTCTCACTCCTCAGGCTCCGGAAGGTGGAGGTGGAGCTCGGAGAACGCCGCGTCACTCCCACCGAGGGCCTCAGTGATTTCGTGAAGCTTACCGAGGGTAAACGCCTTGTTTTGCTCAGGGATAAACTCGAGCGAGGCAATTACCGAACAGAGGGAGAGCCCTCGACCAATCGCAGCTAGATGCGCAAGGTTGGCGATGTCCGTCGCGGTGTCTGTGGTGATCGAGTCGTTGAGTTGCCGGAGCTTCTCATACAGGCGCTGCCTGTAAGGCCCCACAAACGCTTTAAGTTCTTCGGCGTCCTTCGCTCGGGTCTGGGCTTTGCGGTCCCTGAGAGCGGACGCTGACACCTGATCAGCCGGCTTCCGAGGTCTGCCAACTTTAGCCACTGCTCCAGCTGAACAGTAGCACAGCAAGCAAGTTTTTGCTCAGTATTCACCCCGATCCAGGGCCAACCGAGCGAAAACAGACGCGCTTTAAGGATGTTTCCTAGAAGCGG